TCTTGTATGGCACAGACGTAAAGGGAAAACTGTTTTCGCTATCAATGAACAGATAGACCAAGCTCTAAGATGTGCTCTCCACAATCCAATCTACGCCTACATTGCTCCAACATACAAACAGGCAAAGATGGTTGCATGGGAATATTATCTGGATTACACCAGGATGATTCCAGGAGTTGAGGTTAACAAGTCTGAACTGTCTGTTACTATACCCAGACCAGCAACGAACGATAAAATTAAATTTATGTTATTAGGTGCTGAATCTCCAGATGCTTTACGTGGTATTTATTTGGACGGAGTTATCTTAGACGAGTATGCCCAACAGGACCCTATAATCTGGGGGCAAATTATCAGACCAGCTCTCTCTGACCGTAAAGGATGGGCCATATTTATTGGTACTCCAAAAGGGATGAATCACTTTCATAAAATATATGAAGTAGCAAAAACCCTTCCTAATTGGCACACCTCTATTTATAAGGCATCAGAAACTGGAGTTGTTGATCCTGAAGAATTAGTAGATGCAAAAGCAACGATGAGTCAAGCAGAATATGATCAGGAGTATGAGTGCGACTTTACAGCAGCAATTCTTGGTTCATACTATGGTGAGATGATCATTCAAGCGAGAGCAGATGGCAGAGTTACTAAAGTGCCTTATGATCCTAGCCTTCCTGTTGACACTCATTGGGACTTGGGAATTGGGGACACAACTGGAATCTGGTTTCGTCAGAGACTTGGAAATACATACAGGTACATTGATTTTGAAGAATACGGAGGGGAAGGATTGAACTTCTACGCCAAACTCCTGAAGGATAAACCTTATGCCTATGGTCGGCACATATGGCCCCATGATGGAATTGCTAGGGAATTAGGAACGGGCAAGACCAGGCAGGAAACTATGCGTACTCTTGGCGTGACAGTAGAGATACAAAAGCGTCAAAGTCTTGACGATGGTGTTCAAGCAGTCCGTCAAATACTCCCATTATCGTACTTTGATGCTGAGAAATGTGAGAGGGGACTTGACGCATTAACCAACTATCAGAGAGAATGGGACTCTAAGTTGAATATGTTCAAGAATAAACCCAAGCATGATTGGGCCTCTAACGGGTCTGATGCTTTTAGAATTTCAGCTCTGGACGATAGAGAATCAAAGTTTTCAAGCAATAAAGGGAAAAACTTGCCTCGTCAAGCACTTTCCGAATATAATATATTTGGAGGATAAATTATGAGTTCAGGTTCAGGAGGGGCAGCTTCTTTCAATCAGGGGATAACAAAGGACAGTTTTCAAAACTTCTTAAATGCAGGAAATAAGATGGCATCTAGGAAAGGGGCCAATGTACCCGGTATCACCAAATCTAATATATCCTTTAATGATCCTAACGCTCAACCTTTGAGAGGACCTGATGGAAGTATTACCAGAGAGACAGGAATCACTAATTTAATTAATCCGAGTGAAGTATCAAATGTTTCCCAGAACGAGATAGATAAACTTATAGATATTTTTCGGAAACGATCAGAGAATATAAATTTAAGAAGACTTGCTCCTGGTGTTACTCAGACAAGACTTATAGGTAGATAATGGCCGATAAATTAGCGAAAGCAACTAAGAAGCATCATGAGAAGCTAAAAAGCAAGCGTCAGAATTGGGATTCCCATTGGCAGGAGATTGCTGATTATATAGCTCCCAATAAAGATGATGTTTTTGTAAAGCAGAATACTACTGGTGGCGAGAAGAAAACAAACAAGAGACAATTATTTGATGCAACAGCTATTCATAGTAATAGTTTATTGGCATCTGCCCTGCACGGCATGTTGACCAATCCGACTACTCTTTGGTTTGAATTAACCACCGGGGACCCGGAGCTTGATAAAGATGATAATGTTAAAAAATGGTTGCAAAAAGCTGTAAATATTATGCACCAGACTTTGAACAACTCAAACTTCCAAACAGAAATCCATGAAGTATATTTAGATTTATGTAGTTTTGGAACTGGTTCAATGCGTATTGAAGAGGATAAAGACTTAATAGTTAGATTCCATTCACGCCCTATATTTGAACTATATATTGCAGAAAATTCTAAGGGTGAAGTAGATACTGTATCCAGAGAATATAAATTAGACGGTAGACAAATCTTCCAAGAGTTTGGTGAGGATATGTTTAGTGAAGATGAACTTAGACAAATTAAAAAGGACCTTGAAAAAGAATGGGACATCATACATATGGTGCGCCCGAGAAAGGATGTAAGAGTAGGAAGAAAGGGACCTAAAGCAATGCCCTTTGCTTCCATTCATGTGTTATGTGATATGAGCATTACTCTTAAAGAATCAGGGTTTGATGAATTCCCTTATATAACTCCAAGATGGTCTAAAATTTCAGGCGAGATTTATGGGCGTTCTCCTGGAATGAATGCGCTTCCTGATATAAAAATGATTAATGAAATCATGAAGACGACTATTATAGCAGCTCAGAAGATTGTTGATCCCCCGTTACAGGTTCCAGATGATGGAATGCTTATGCCTCTAAGAACTACTCCTGGCAGTTTGAATTATTATAGAGCTGGAACTAAAGATTTGATCGTACCTTTGGAGACTAAAGGTAGACCTGATTTAGGCTTCCAGTTAATGGAACAAATTAAATTACAGATTAGACAAGCATTCTTCATAGACCAATTACAATTGAATGAAGGGCCGCAGATGACTGCGACTGAAGTTATACAAAGAACAGAAGAGAAGCTAAGGCTTCTTGGACCTGTATTAGGTAGACTTCATTTTGAATTACTCAAGCCTTTGATTGATAGAGTGTTCGGAATCCTAATGCGAACAAACAAATTACCGCAAGAAGAAATCCCAGATGTTCTGGAAAATGCTGATTTAGATGTACGTTTTAGTTCAGCAATAGCTAGAGCACAGAGAACTACTGAAGTCGATAATCTAAATAGAGCATTGCAGACTTTGGTTCCTATGGTTGAAATTAAACCTGAAATTGCAGATAACTTAAACGCTGATGAAACAGTGGCTTTTGTTTTTGATAGATTTAATATCCCTCAAGATTTATTAACAAGTGATGAAGATAAAAAAGAAATAAGAGAAGGTAGAGCAGAACAAGAAGCAGCTATAGCTCAAAGCCAGCAAGAATTAGAAGACTCGGAAAAGATAAAGAACGCAGCACCTGCTCTTACTGAACAGTAACAACAAGGATACTAATGGCTACAAAGAAATCTCCCTATAAACAGGTTGATAAAGTTAAGTATTACAAACAAGCATTCGGAACAGCAGCAGGGAAAGAAGTATTAAATTATTTAATAGCTGCAACTGGTATGCTCACAACTTCCTTTGATACAGACCCAATTCAGATGGCCTTTAATGAGGGCCAGAGAAATGTGGTTTTACATATATTAAATCAACTTAAAATGGACCCTATAAAACTTAGGCAGTTCATTGAAGAAAGGGAGAATGAATAATGCCACCAGAAGGACTAATTGGAAGTGAAACAACAGAAACTACAAGTGAAGAAAATACGACAACGGAAACCGAAGAACAGACGACAACGGAGAATGAAACCACAGATGATGGTGTCAGTACTCAGGAAACTCAAGTTCAATTCCCAGAAGGACTAGACGAAGAGTTACAAAAAGACCCTTCTCTCCAGGTGTTTATAAAAGACGGGAAGATTAATTACGCAAATCTCATGAAGTCCTATGTTCATGGGGCGCGGCAGATGGGAGCTGATAAAGTAGTAGTTCCTGGAGTGAATGCAAGCAATGAAGAAAGAGAAGCTTTCTTTAATAAACTTGGAAGACCTGATCTTGATAAATATGAAGTTAAATCCAATCTCCCTGAAGGGGTAGAAGTAGATCAAGTAATGGTAGACGGTTTCAAAGCTGTTGCCCACAAAGCTGGGATATTGCCTGGTCAAGCCCAGGATTTGATGAACTGGTTTAATGAGCAGCAGACCCAAGCAGGAACAACTCTTTCTGATCAGAACCAAGCCGATTATGATAAATCGGTTGAAGGACTGAAAACAGAATGGGGCGATGGTTATGATAGAGAACTCATTGTAGCCGACAGAGCTTTGAAAGAGTTTGCAACCACCGATGAAATCAAGTATTTAAATGATATCGGTATCACCTCAGATGTTAACTTTACTCGTCTTTTCAATAAGATAGGTAAGGGATTATCTGAAGATACTTTTAATACGGAATCTCATGGTCATTTTGGGATGACGCAGGCAGAGGCAGAAGTTAAAGTTAACGAGGCTTTAGCCGACCCCAATTCCGCATATAGAAATAAAGATCACGCAAATCACAAAAATGCTGTAGCTGAAGTACAGAAATGGCATGAAATAATGGCGGGATAATCTAATTATGGAGGGTTGACACAAATCTCAATCCTCCTTATTATATAGGTAGTACACATAGGATAATCATTTTGACCCATAAAGAATGTGTGCAGGTTTAACCCTCACGGACAATTTCACCGAACTAAAGAACTAATATTAACTTTTAGAGAGGTACAAAATGTCCACGCAAATTACAACCGCATTTGTGAAACAGTTCAATTCGAACGTATTTCATTTATCGCAACAAAAAGGTTCCCGCCTTCGTGGTCTTGTTAGACAAGAATCACAAAAGGGAAAACAACAATCATTTGATATCATCGGTTCAACTACTGCCCAGAAGAAAACCACTAGGCATTCAGACACACCTTTGATTGATACTCCACATACTAGACGTACTGTTGTAACAAGCACGTACGAGCATGCAGACTTAATTGATGATTCGGATAAGATTCGGTTCTTAATTGATCCCGCTTCTAACTATTCAATGGCATTTAGTTTTGCTTTTGGTAGAGCAATGGATGATGAGATTATCGCAGCGGCTTTGGGTAATGCCTTGGTTGGTGAAGATGGTACAACTCCTTCTGCGCTTCCGACAGCTCAGAAAGTAGCTGCTCATGATGGTTCGACAACTACTGGAGTAAATCTTAATGTTCAAACTTTGCGTAAAGTAAAAGAGAAATTTGATGCTAATGATGTTGACGAGTCTATTCCAAGAAACTTTGCAATCACATCTTCACAACTTCAATCACTACTTTCTGAGACAGAAGTTACATCTTCGGATTTTGCTTCAGTTAAGGCCTTAGTGATGGGAGAGGTAGATAGCTTTATGGGATTTAAGTTTGTAAGAACTGAACTCCTTGTAAGAAATGCAACTGATATTACTTATACTGTAACCGATGGAACTGTCGGAGCTGGTACAGGTACTATTACTGCAGCAAACTCAAGACGTTGTATTGCTTGGGCACAAGATGGATTGATGCTTGCTATCGGTGACGATATCAAAGCAAGAATGACTGAAAGGGATGACAAGAGTTATTCTCTCCAGGTATTTATGTCAATGGATGTTGGTTCGACTAGGCTTGAAGATGCTAAAGTAGTTGAAGTAGATTGTTCAGAATAATAATTAAGGGGTCTTAGGACCCCATTTTACGTGAGGTAAATATGGCAGATTTTTCTAGTTCTAATTACACACTGGCTTATGATAATCAGCCATCAAGTAAATTAGACGTAACGGAACAACATGGTCGAGTAAGGAGAGCATATGCAGAATATACTCTTTTAGCCGAACTATTAATTACAGAAACCATTAGCATGCTAAAGCTTCCTGCAGGTGCAAGAGTCGTTGATTCTCGTATCTCTGCTCCAAGTGATGGTACAACTGGACAACTTGATGTTGGCTGGATTGATAATGGTTCCGATGGTGCTGATGATGACGGTCTATTTGATGGTCTATCTGAAGCAGATACTGGAGGCGGAGCTGTTGATTCAAAGATGGCCTCTACTTCAGCAGGCTATAATAAGAAGTTCAGCAAAGAAACTGAATTTCAGATTACCGCGCTAGAAGCAACAACTGCTTCTACTGGTGATACTTATAAGCTTGAAGTTTATTACATCGTAGATTAATTCAATTGGGAGGGTTTAGGCCCTCCCTTTCTTTCGAGGTTCTATGGCAACCAGCGCCGAAGCTATATGTAATTCAGCATTGATCAAGATTGGTGCCAGTACTATCTCTAGTTTGACGGAAGATAGTGTCGAGGCGGAAGCTTGCAAAGAACAATACGCTAAATTAAGAGATGAACTTCTAAGGTCACATCCTTGGAACTTTGCAAATAAAAGGGCCTTCCTTGGTAAGGATGAATTCACATTTTTAGATGCTGATATCAGCGTTGCGAATAATACAATAACTAAACCGGGGCACGGAAAAGCAGAAGGCGACAGATTTCAATTAACTTCTACTGGTGTACTCCCAGCAGGACTTGAATTAGTCACTGATTATTTTGTCTCTCAGGTACAAGGGAATACTTTTAAATTATCAACAACTGCTGCTAAGGCCATTTCTGCTGTAGAAGATGTGGTAGATATTACTGCTGCCGCT